ATCCTTCGTAGTATTGTAACATATCTGCGGGACCTTTCAAGTATCCATATGCTTCTACCAGACATCCATATAAAAGTAAATCCTGATATTTATTACTTGTATAAGTACCTTGTGTGCTCCCTGGTGAAGCGGTTATTGAATCTGGTTGCTTTGTATAAGCTAAAGTAATCAAATAAGTGCTGTCTGGAGTAGGAGAAACCACCCAATAGTTTGCATCCCAATTACCATAATATTTTGGTAATCCTGATTGCGTTCCAGGTGTATTATAATATTCTGCCATAAAAGATGTATCTCTTTTTTCTAAAAATACTTGATTACCAGATGAATCAGTTAATTGAGCATATCTTATAAATCTTAAATCAGATGGAATAGTTACATATCTATTTCCAGCTTGTAGATTAGATGTTGCGTAAAATCTATTATCATCAGAATCTACTTCTCTATAAATTCTATTTTCTGCGTTTTTAATTATTGTATTTATAATACCTGTGTTTAAAACAGAATCATCTACTTCTGTATAATTTCTAATATCATCTTGTAAGTTTGCTAAAGTGTAAGCCATTATGGTGTAAGTGTTACTGGACCAGCGGTCACTAACATTCCTCCTGAATTTTCTGTTACAGTTGCATTGCTTCCGCAATCAAAACTATAACTATTTGTATCAATAACTGTTATACTAAATCCTGAGCTATTTTCAAATAAAGAATACACTAAGCCTCCGGGGCTTCCATCTACATTTCTAAAAACAACAGTATCATTTGTTGATCTTCCATGTGCAAGTTCTGTAACTGTTACAGTACTTGATCCTGAAGTTAAACTAAAAGGATTTCCTGATAATAAATTTTCTGTGGCAGGTTCAACTCTTGCAGGTCTTGCATGTTGTAAACCCTGTGGATCAGCTACAGCTGGTTTAGGTTCTAATTGAGGTTGCTTTGGTTCAAATTCTGAAACATGAACACGTGATCCATTCCATTCGACAACCATTTCTTTATATGGAAAAGCCATACCAGAACGATCTGAAATAAATTGTGCATATTTTCCGTTTGATCTAGACATTTGGATAATAAGTTTTTGGAGTTATAAATGTACTTGATGAAGAACCATCTTCTTCTAAAGCTCTTTTTAATTCATCTTCATACAACATTTTTAACATTTGAATTCTATCAGGTGCATCTTTAACTGCTAAATAATATGCAAGTCCAGCTACCATACAAGGTACGAATCTATAAGGTACATCTGCTTCGTTAGAATAGTTTCCGGCATCCTGAATCCTGCTAACATAATAATAATTTAAAAGGTTTCCGGCTTCAGTGGATCCTGGAGTTAAATATAAAGTAATAGTTACTTTATCAATAAATCTTTGTACAAAATATTGTGTTGGAGTTCCTTCTTGTGTTTTAGAAGATAGACCTTGATAATTTGATCTATTAATTTTTGTTAGAGAAAAATCAACATTAGAAGAATTTCTATAACTTGCTTCTAATATATCATCAACACCATAAACAGCTGTTGCATCAGAAGTACCATCAGCGGTTGATCTATACATTGTATATTCTGCTTGACCATCAACTAATGTAATTGAATTATTTTTTACTTCCCAAAAATGAAGACCTCTATTACCCCATTCTTGAAACATTATATTTAAAGAACGTCTTGCAGTTTTTAATTGATGACCTGAAACACCTTTTATTCCAATTCTTTCATAAGCTTCTTCTACAATATCTGATATAGAAAAACCTGATTCAAAAACTGTAGTTCCGGAAGTTGCCATTCAGCCTCCTACTTATCTATAAGTAATGTTGCACCCGCAATATTAGTAATAGTAGAAACTTTTATTCCTCCAGGAAATAAAATTCCATCTTCTGGAATATTAAATGCAAAGACATCACCTTGTGGGCAGTCTCCTTGAAATAAAGTTGTACTATCAGTATTGTCTTGTAAGATTATTGAACCTGCACCAACACCATCAGAAGCAAGAATAAGTCCTCTTAATCTTGTTCTTCCAGCGAATACGGCACCAGTTGCTGCAACTCTTACTGCTTTTACATCTGATTTCATATTTTATTTTCTCCTAAATTTTAAGAGCTCCCGAAGGAGCTCTATAATTAATTATGCTACTGCAGCACCTGTAGTAACATCTACAAAATTAGTACCATTACCAAAGCAAAGAGATCCTGTTAAAGATGCACCTGTTGCGTCAGAAACATAGATTAATAAACCTGCTGTTGCTGTAGGTAAAGTTGCTAATGTGAAAGTAGGAACAATAAAACCATTATCTGATAATACTGGTCCACTAAATGTAGTATTTGCCATAGTATCCTCCTAGTTATTTCTACATAGTCTCTAGGCCGTCGACTATACTCGTCTATGCAGAATTAATTTATGTATAGTGATTAATTTATATATGAAATTATTAAAAAGTGCAAGAAATCCCTACGAAGAAACATATATTTCAACGATGTATTAGTCCTAATTAACCAGCGTAAAGATGAATCTCACCATCTTTAGGATTGCTGTGGACTTGCTCTTCCTGTTGTCTGATAATAGATCTAATTACTATTTTGATCTCATCACCAAGAACAGACATTTCAGGTGTTATTTGTCCTTTGTTTTCAAGAAACAACTCGTTCCATCTAGACTCGAGTTTCAGTTTCTTTGCGAACAGTACCATGTTGTCCTGAGCCATTTGTAACCTCCTCATAGGTTATATAAAAATCATTTCCAGTGCTTGTAAACTGGAGATCATTTCTTTCCCATTTTATATCAGATTTTCCTAAAAAGTCAATAATGGGTTTATTTAGCTCATCCGCATTATTTATTTCTTTATCGCTTTCGATTTCAAACTTTGTTTGAAGATGTTTTGTAAATATTTTTATTAAGTATTTATATTGAGTCATTTTTTCTTTCTATTTTGATAATGAGGCGAGATTGTGTCTCGCCTCAAAATTTCTAATTATTATGCACCTGGTGATGCAAAAATACCTCTATAGTCAGATACACCAAATGAGTATCTTTCTCTAGCTTTGTATCTTACGTTACCAGTATCGAAGTCACCTTCCATAGCAGTTTTAATTGCTGCTCTTTCAAAGTACTTCATTCCATTAGGCACGTCAGTGATAATGTAGAATGCATCTGGATCAGTTAAGAAATTGTTCACTCTATAACCTTGAGGAACCATTCCCATAGAAACGATTGCATTAATATCATTATCAGCAGTACCAACTCTACCTTGAGATTTCATCAATCTCTCAGCAGTGAATTGAAGCTCAGAAGGAATAATCATTTTCACACCTCTTGCAGCAATTTTTAGACCTCTTTCGTCTGTCATTGCAGCAATATCGATTAATGATTGCTCTAATGAAGTTTCATTCAAGTCGGCAGGCGTTGCTAATGTGTTTGACACAGTTCCACTAATTGTTGGGTGAGTAGTTGCAAATAATGCAGAACCATCACCTGAAGTGAATGTACCAAAACCATTAATCAACGGATTAACCGCTTTAACTTGTTTAGTGTTCGCCATAGATCTAGCTAATGCTTTAGTATATCTACTTCCAAGTCTGTCATATAGGTTATCTTCAACCGCTTCTTCAGTGATTGAAAACGCTAAAGCTACAGTCTCGTGAGTGTATCTTGAAGTGTAAGTCTCTTGAGCATTGTCAAAAGTTACACCAGAACCCTCAGCTTTTGTCTGTGCTTGAGCAAAACCTGATAACATAACTTCTTCTTCAAACGCTCTGTCTGAAGACTCAGTAGTGTATATTTCAGCATGCTGATTCTCGTAACGTTTATATTCCAGACCGAATAAAGCATTCAAACCTGGCTCTAGTTCTTTAACTAGTTGTCCTCGTGATATCGCCATAATTATTCTCCTTATATTCCGGCTGTTTGTTTCAAGAAATGTTCATTGATCGTAACGACCCAATTTACATTTGCTGCTGTTAGATCATTATTGTCAGGATCTTTAGAAACACCGATAACCTTTAATTGGCCATCAGTAGTTGCTAGATCTGCATCATCTAATTCAACTTTTGAAACGTAGTTAGGTGCACTTCCCGCAGTGTACTCGATATTAGCTACATTACCAATATCAGTTTGTGCAGAAGCACCTGTGTTATTTGATTGAACCTCAAATCTTTCATAAGGATCGTCACTTACGAATCCAACAATGTCTGTTGCAGTGTTAGATGCAGCTAAGTGATTAGCCCATGTAGGTTTTGAAGTTGAAGCGTCAGTATAGAATACACCGTTTAGTGAGCCTAATAAAACGTCTCCCGCTGCTGCTACACCAATAGTTCCAGTAGCTAACATTTCTACTGGGTCCCATTGATAAATAGCTGTTGCAGAAGCTGCAATATCATATTCACTTAAACCTTGATTGTCTCTATTCTGTCCGACTTTACCAATTGCTTTCAAACCGAAAGCGGCGTCTTGATTTGCCATAGTATTTGTCCTCCTTAGACATGGTTAGTTTAAGTGTACTCTGTTGGCTTAGAAATTCTTTAATTAGGATTTCTTAGTACCACCAAAAGTTACACGCGTTTGCCTATCAATATTGATCGGCATACTTGGGTGCTGTTCCTTCATTAAATCGTTGTCTACTGCCTCAACGTTGTCCTGAGCTTGTTGTGTATAATAGTCAGTACGTTGTTTTGCGATTTCTTCCGGTACCCTTGCCAGCACAAGGCCACCAACTCCGATCACTCCCTTGTATTTTCCGTCTTCCACAATTGGATAGTCCGAGTCTGGATATTCGTCAGATCTAACTAATTCATATCCTGATCTAATTCTTCCAGCGACGTTTTTAGTGTCTTGGAATCCCATAGATTCAACTCTGATCCATCTGTGTGTAAAACCTGTTGGAGCAGGGGGTGCATCTAAAGATGATGGTGGAGTCCAAACTTTTTTCTTTTCAGAAACTTTTTCTCTAGTTTGACTCGCACGCGAGGTTCGTTTGTCATTATTATTTTCCATATGCTATACCTCCTTCGTGATTTTTAATTGTTTCGCATATTCTTCAAGTGGCACACCTAATTTTTTTGCTATTGCGACTTGAGACGGTGTGAGTCTCACGGTTTTGCGACCAGTATTTGTACTTCGCTTCGCACTAGCTACTGTTTGTACGGGTTTGGTCGATCCTTCCCCTAAATTAGATCTATTTGTATCAAATTTGTGGGGGAATTCAAGTCTTATTCTCTTATCTATTTCAGAATAATACTCATCAGATTGTGGGTCATAACCTTCTTGTTCTGTCAACTTTTTATGTAGATCAAAAGCAGTATAAGTCATAGCCGTATCTTGTCCAAACCATGTATTTTTAGATGCCCATGATTCAGCCTTTGGATCCGGTGTAGGTTCTACTGTTTGCTGTCTATTTAAGTTGATTTCAGGTTTAACTTCTTTAGCTTTATTAGCATTAAACTCTTCTTGAGCCACTTTAGTCTCTTCAAGTTTTGCTTTTTTATAACCTAGCTCAGAAATAGCAGTTAAAGCTTCTGACTCGGCTGCTAGATCATTTGCTTCTCTAGCTGCTGCAAGTTTAGCCTGTGCTGCTTGGATTCCTGATGTAATACTGTCTTCTGTAGACTTCAGGTATCCGGGTTCAAGCTTCGAGATTTTCTTTTCAGCCGCTTCTTTTAATTTAATCTGCGCTCTTGCAAATTCAGCAGCATCATCAGCTTGTCTCTGTGCTTCTCTCCATTTATGGGTTAGTTTAGCTATTCTTCTTTGTACAGATTCACTGTACTGTTCTAATTCTTTTTCTTTCTCTTCCTTAGCAGGTTCTTCTTTCTTTTCTTCTGTTGCTTCAACTTTTGTTTCAGTTGTTTCTTCTGTTGATGTTTCTACTTCTGGTGATTCTGTTTCCTTAGATTCATTTTCTAATTCAATTTCAGCACCTGGACCAGATGTATCAATATCGACTGTTTTGTTTTCTTCTACGTCAGGCATAGTTTCTCCTATGATTAATATTGATGAAGTATATCTTCGGGATTATCGATGGTTGCTAAAACTTCATCGTCATTTAGCAATCTTACTTCCCCGCCATCTATCTGGATTCTTGATCCAGCATATCTTGCAAAAATTATCCAATCACCTTTTTTACACCAGGCTCCTTCAGGAAATTTTTCTTTGTCATAACAATGTGGTCCCATCTCAAGTACAAGTCCACATGTTGAACCAACCTGTTGTCTCTCTAAAGTTTCTTGTCCAAGTAACAATCCACCTTTAGTTTTTTCAGGCATCTTAAATGGCAGAACTAATATTCTCCATCCAGTTGGTCTAGGTAATTTATTTGATTCTTTTTTCTTTAGACGTTCATAACCGTCTGCTTCT